CGGGTTCGGGCTCAGGTTCGGGTTCGGGTTCGGGTTCGGGCTCGGGCTCTGGTTCTGGTTCTGTATATGTATCAAAATATTTATTATATATAATATCGGTTGATACTATTTCATTACTTATTGTCCAATAACTAGATGAATGCCCAAGAGTCAACTCCCATAAATTATTTAAAATATCTATTTGATTTTTAGAATTATCATTAAACCATTTATTTTGTTTATTTCTTAATTCTATTTTACTTAAATCATATATTGAATCATAATATGTATGATAACTTAAATCATTCCATAATATATCATTTATTGGACTAACAAAAACAATTTGACTTATATCTGAATTTTCAGTTAAAGGTAAGGGTGAGCCTAATTCAAAATTTGACGTGGGTGTATAATCAATAAAATCTTTTATTTTAAATAATAAAGCTCTTATTTGGTGTTTTTTTTCAAAAAATAATTCTATTAAATCTTTATAACGATAATTGTGTCCTATATTGAAATTATCATCTTTTATATAATATCTTAATCCCGATATGTCATTAAGCATAATATATTTTATTATATATATTAAAATATAATATATTATGCTATTTGTTTGTACATAAAATATTTAAATTGAATTAAATTAAATTCAATTTATATTCAAATAAATTAGAATATGTTTTATTTACAGCCCAACTAGTAGTAGCTTTTTTTACTCTCTCCTCTAAATTTCTATTTTTTACATAATTGATTGTTAAAACATTTCGTCCACCACTATTTTCTATTATATTTATATCATTATTTGAATATATTTGATCATTATTACCAGATATGAGTGATTCTAATTTATTTGTTTCTTTCATATCTAATATATTGACCCAATTACTATTTTTTTCTATTTTTAATAATTTGTTTGACAAATTATTGTATAATTTTTCTTTCGAATCATACAACCTCAAATTTTTCAATGCATCAAAAACTAATTCATTATATTTATCTATATAATTATAACCATCTAATAATGAAGTTAAATTATTACCAGTAATACCTGTTAGTGATTTTAAATAAATATCATAATTTAAATTGTTTGATATTTGTAAAATATTTTTGTTATTTTCTTCAATTATTCTTAAATTAATCATATTATTTTTTCCATATATCAAATTATTTTGTGTATTTGTTTCTATTTTTTCAACTGGTGCTCCCATCCATGGTGGAACTAAATTATTATTAAACATAGGTTCAGGTTCAGGTTCAGGTTCAGGTTCAGGTTCGGGTTCGGGTTCGGGTTCGGGTTCTGGTTCAGGTTCTGGTTCTGGTTCTGGTTCAGGTTCTGGCTCTGGTTCTGGTTCTGGTTCTGGTTCTGGTTCTGGTTCTGGTTCCGGTTCTGGTTCTGGTTCTGGTTCAGATTCAGGTTCAGGTTCAGGTTCTGAGTCTGGTTCTTCGGTTGATGAAATATTAGGTGGTAAATCATTAGTAGTAAAACTGGTTGAATTTAACACATGTACAAGAATATTACGCTCTGTGTCTAACCAATTATCTCTCAATGAAACAAGAATATCATTAAGTGTTATAAATTCACCAACACCCTGTGGGTCATTCGGGATATCAAAAATATCAGTATAACCAGTTCCAAATATTAATCCAGCATTTGTTAAATCTATTATTGTATTACTTTCAACCAAATCAAAGTTAGTGTATGTATAAATCCAATTCATATATATAATATATATATTAAATTATATATATATTATAAAATTATCTAATTTTTAAGGAGACGTATTAACTATTAAAGTATTATCTTTTAGAGTGACTGAAGTATTATCTGTAAAATTGATAAAGCATTGTGTTACTAATAATGGTATAGTATTATCAATTGTGTATGATGATAAGGTAAACAATGGAATATTTGAGTCAGATATTGTTCTTTTTGCGTTATCAACTGTATCACTATCAAAATTTAATTGTCTACCTGCAATAACACTTTGTAATTTGACAACTGCATATTCATCATCATTTACCATACCAATAAATTCTGAACTGGATGGGTTGGGTGTAAATTGCACCGCCCCCCATTGTATTCTTCCCTTACTAATTACTTTTCCACTTAATCCTTGTCCTTCTAAATTAAAGCTACCATTTGTATTGATTGTTATAGTTGGCGTTGTTGGCACAACAACCCCTCCATCGGATTCCGGTTCAGGTTCGGGCTCAGGTTCGGGCTCAGGCTCGGGTTCGGGTTCGGGTTCGGGTTCGGGCTCTGGTTCGGGTTCGGGTTCGGGTTCGGATTCGGGTTCTGGTTCTGGTTCTGGTTCTGGCTCCGGTTCTGGTTCTGGTTCTGGTTCTGGTTCTGGTTCTGGTTCTGGTTCTGGTTCTGGTTCTGTTATTGCGTCTATTGTTTCATAACCAGGTACATTTGTTATATGAGATAATATATAACGTACATCATTATTGTCTATTATTCCATCGTTGTTAACATCAGCAATTAATAAAGAAATATCGCTTGTTATTGAATAATTATCATTATTGTCTAAATGTTTCAATATGTATGTAGCATCAATTGTTCCTATTTTATTATCATTATTAACATCACCTCTTTTATAATTATTAGAAGCCATATAATATTTACAGTATATATAATATAATAATTTTTTATTTTATAATAAAAATTTATTATTTGACACTATATATTTATATAAAAAAGCCAGATGTATTAACTATACTATATGTTTGTATTTTGTTTGTATTTATATCATACGCGTCTAATGTACAAGAAGGGTTACCTGTATCTAATATTTGATTATTTGTGTTAATTGATGAAAATTTATTTAAATATCCAATTGTTAATAATTCATCTGTTCCTAATAAACCATTTGTTTCTGTAACAGCTAAAGCTAATGATTTTGATGAAATTACAACATTATTATTATTTAACCATGTATTTTCGTTAAGATTATAATCTATATTTTCATTAAAAGTTATTAATAATCCAGTTAATTTGATTCCAACTGGAATAATAATCTGTATTGGATATAAATTATTATTTTTTGAACCTATTTTAATACCATATCCAGAATCAATTGTTCCAAAGTAATTATCTACATTATTAGTATGATATGTTTGGAATATATTATTATTATAAACATCCATTGTACATGGTGGATTATTAGTTGTTAAAATATCTTTTCTTTTATTCATTACTGCTAAATTATTTAAATATCCTATTGTTATATATTCACCTGTTCCAGTTAAACTATTGCTTTCAGTTACAGCTAATGCTATTGATTTATTAGATACTACTAAACTATTAATATTATTATTCAACCATAACGAATTGGTGTTATCATAATTAATATCTTGATTAAAAGTAATTAATACTCCGGTAAGTTTTTCTCCTACAGGAAGTAATATATTTATAGGATATTTGTTGTTTTCTTTTATTCCTATTTTCATGGAATAAGTCAATATAGGACCGGTGTCAACATTACATGTTTCATCGTATCTAAATAAATTTTGTCCACCCATGTAACCATGATAAAAACAATAAATACTTGTTTTATGAAAATTACCTGATACTGTTATTTGAATATTGCCATAATAAAATTTATGATTATGTATACTATTATCTGGATATTGAACTTGTCTAGATTTCATTTTATTTTGATCACCAATATATGTAATATTATTTGATATATCATCATTTAATAAAGCTAATGGATGTCCTTCAGGAACATTTTTTAAAGTATATACTCCATTATTCAAACCATATCTTCTTTTTGAATTATAATTTGTTTCGTTATTAAATAAATATTTATTACCATTTGAATTTATTACATTAACTATTGATACATTATTTATACATAATATATCATGTAATAGTTGTTCATCATCTAAATCAAATGATGGTTCTTCAAAATGATAATTTAATTTATAATAAATCATACTATTTAAATCAGTTGCGAATCTAGTATTTTTTATTACATTTTCGTATTTTCTTAATATGGATTTATATTCTGATTCTTCTGTCTGTTTATACGGTGGTGGATTACTATTTAATTTACCTAATAAATAATCTATTAATAAGTCTGTATCATAATTATATGAAATATCATTTATAATATTAGAGTTTCTGATTATATTTATAAATCTAGATGACATAATTATATATATATATATAATTTTTTATATAAATTATATATTTATACATTATTCATTATTATACACATTAAATATTTTAAATATATTTTATATTTGATATTACATATTTATTATCTTCTGATAATTTTATTAACTCTTGTTCTATATCATTATTATTATCTAATGTTCCTATAATTTGATATATATTGTTTTTAACATTATTTATTGCTATATTTTCTTTATTAATAGAATTTTCTGATGTTGTTAAAATTTCAATATTTTTGTTAAAATTAATAAATAAAGTATGCAAATAACAATTCTCAAATCTTTGGCTTACTGTTTTTATAGTCATTTTAATATTATTTATATTTGTTTCATCTAATGAAATTTCTAAATCATCATATATATTATTATTTGTATATTCTTCTATTTCTGATTTATTTGAATATCTAAATCCATTTGTATACAAAAATATTTTTGTATTTAAAGCGTCTGTATATAACAATTTACCTATATAATTATTTATATTTTGTGTACTTACGCCTGTATCTCCCATTTCATCTCTTAATATTTCATTATTATTTGTTCCTAATTCTACCTTTTCTATTATATTTGATAATATTACATCTTTGTTTATTGATAATTTATTGTAATCATTTTCTATATTCAATATATCATGACCTGTATTGAATAATTGATATACATTATTACTTATCTCATTAACTGCTAATTTGCCGTTATTAGATGTTCCATCATGATTTTCTGAATTTACTTCTAATAAGTTATTACTTATTGTTATAAATAAACTGTGAACATATTTATTTACAAATTTATTTGATACACTACTTATTGTTATTATATTATCTGGATTACTATTATCATATTCTATTTCTATATCATTATATATATTATTGTTTGTGTAACTTAATTCTAAAGACATATTTGTTGATTCTATATATTTATCTTTGTACAAATAAGTTATATCACTTAAACTGGTTGAAGTATTTAATAATTTACCTACATAATCTGTATTGTTTAATATATTTATATCACCTATTTCATCGTCTTCCAATAATAAATTATTTGTTCCTAAATTTACTTTGTCTATCTTATATGTTTGTGATTCTGGTTCAGGTTCTGGTTCCGGTTCTGGTTCTGGTTCTGGTTCTGGTTCCGGTTCCGGTTCTGGTTCCGGTTCCGGTTCCGGTTCTGGTTCAAATTCTTGTATCATTCTTTCTGTTATCATATTACCTACAAAAGGCTCAATGTCATTATTATTTATCCAATTTATAGTATTTACCCAAAATTCTTCATTTTGTATTGGATCTACAAATTTTCCTTTGTCTAATGAATTTGTAACCGGATCTAATAATGAATTATACATATCACTATAATCATTTATAATTATGAAATTATCACTAACATCTCTCTTATTTATGTTATGTAATTCAGATAACAATACACCTGGTATTTCATTATTTAAATCATTTGATGCCCAATTTATTAACTTAAAAAAATCTGGATTGTACGATCTACCTCCTCGAAAGAAATTTTTTGAGTATTTACTATAATCTGTTACATTAGTAAATGTATTTACTTCTGTTGCTCCATTATAGTTTATATAATCACCAGTTAATGTTTTATAATTTAAAATATCATCTACATAATATTTTGTATTGTAATATATTATACTTCCTGCTTTTAGATTATTATTAGCATTATCTAATGGTTGTATTGATAAATATGCTTTATTATTTTCATTTATACCATCTGTTATTATTGATACAGATGAGTTGAATATATCTTCATTGTCATATATTGATATTTTTGAAACTTTACTTATTAATACACTATTATCTATTTTTTTTAATAATGTTATCCATTTATTTGTATATATTTTTATAGCTTTATTAAACATTTTTTTACAATATATTTTTATTGTCTTATCATTTATCTCATATTTAAATTTATTTTTAAAATAATCACCTAATTCTAAATCCTTATTATTGATAATTTTACTTATGTACAATGTTATTGAGTTTGTATATATATCTTTGTAATTTTCTAATGATACATTTAGGTAATACATAATTTCAATATTACCATCATTGTTTCTAAATTTTATATTTTTGTTTATTTCTGTTTCATAATCCATTATTAATTTTCTTTCTACATATTCATTTTCTTCTTTTATTTGTTCTTTTTTTATTTGTTCTTCTTTTATTTCGTCTTCTTTTATTGGATCTTCTTTTATTGGTTCTTCTTTTATTGGTTCTTCTTTTATTGGTCCTATACTATTGTTATTTATTATATTTACATTATGACTTCGAGTTGGTCTTCTTCTTCTTCTTTTTATTTGTGATAATTTATTTTCTTCATTTATTAATGTTAAATTATTATTATTAGGTTCATTTTTAACTTCATTATTGATATCAATTGGATTATAATAATTCAATTCTTCTTTTTTCTTATTACTTGAAGTTGTATTCTTTAATTTAAATTTTGTTAATATTTTTTTGTTTTGTTTTAACAATACAATATTTTTTAATTTTGATATTTTATTAATATCATTATCATTTTCTAAATAATATTTATTAACTTCTATCAATGGTAATGTTCTTACTTTATTATAAAAATCAACGTTATTTAAATTATCAGCAAATATATTATTAGATTCATTTAAATATAAATAAGAACTAGTTTTTATTGATTCTACTATATTTTTATTATAATTCCATAATTTGTTATTTTTTATTACATTTGTTACTTCGCTATTTATTATTTCTAAATATGTGATTATATTTACATACTTATTATAATTTTCTACATTCTTAATCGTGTCTTTTTCTAAACTTATTATATTTGATAATAATTTTGATAAATGAATATTATTATCTAATTCTAAATTTATATCTTCATCATTTATATAAATATTAAACAAATACAAAGAAATTTTATATATTATTACATTTGTATCTATATTCAAAACTTTATTTAATGTATTTACTATTATGTGTATTTGATTTATTACTTTTAATAAATTTAATTTTCTATATTTTATGAAATCTTCATCAATTTCATCTATATAATCTAATTTAAAAAATTGCTTTATTTTTGATTTTATATCATACAATGGTATATCTTCTGGGGTATGGTTTAAAGAAGTTAAATATATATCTATAATATAACTATAAATTGTGGTTAATATATTTATATTATTCATTTCATTTCTGCTGTTTAACTGCAATGTTGTCTTCAATTTTATATTATTCATTATATTTGTTCCATTATCAATTCCATTTTCAAATACTATTTTTATATATGAAGTTGTTATATTTTTAATTGAAAATGTATATAACCCGTCTAATGAAGTAGTTAAAGAATTTAATAATAAATTATTATTTAAATCATATATTTTACCTGAACTGTTTGAAATATAGTCATCTGCCACCCCGCCAGAAATTTGTTCATCAATATCGCTTATAATTTTATTTATGGTTGATAATTTTCTATATTTTGAAAATAATGAAGAATCATATACATATGATGGATTACCCGAATACATTGACTCTCCGTTTCTGTTAACAGAACCACCTAGTTTTGTTGAATTAATTCTTTTTGAAATTCCATTCACTTGATTTGGTGCATATCCGTATCTTTCATTGGTTGCTCCACCATCAAGAGTTTTAACATCGCCGGCATTCATAGATGTTCTAAACCCCCCTATTATGTTTTTTTCATATTCTAAAGGAGATTTTCCTAAATTGGGTCCTAAATTGGGAATTTTACTATTTCCAAAAGATTTTAATAATTGTTTAATTATTAAAGCTTTTGAATTATCTTTTTCGCGAAAAGATTTTTGCGATTTTAAATTTATTTTATCTATATTAGTTAAATTATTGCCAATATTAACCATACTTATAATCTAATAATAAAATATATTTGCATTGTTACAATATATTTTATTATTAAATTATAATTTTAATTATAGTTATTTGTTAAGTTGTTTATACAAATTTCATTGAGCCGATTTTATTTTTTATTAGTTTTTGTCTTGGGTTTTGTCTTGGTTTTACTACTTCTGTGACTTGTTTGACTTTTAGGTTCGGTTCCGGTTCTGGTTCTGGCTCTGGCTCTGGTTCTGGCTCTGGCTCTGGTTCCGGTTCTGGTTCCGGTTCTGGTTCCGGTTCTGGTTCCGGTTCTGGTTCCGGTTCTGGTTCCGGTTCTGGTTCCGGTTCTGG